CTCCTCGAGGCCATGACCCTCGACATGGAGGGGATGGGATCGGGCCTGGCCGAGTTCGAGCGGCAGGGGTTTAGGAACGGCCTGATCTACGGCCTCGACCACGTCCTGGTCGATATGGCGAAGGTCCCCGGCAACGCCGAACTCCTGGAGAAGGGCCTCGACCCCACGCAGGACCCGGGCAAGGCGAACCGGGGCGAGGAGCAGGACGCCGGGGGCGTGACCGCCATCCGCATCGTCCCCCCGAACCTCATCGACTGGCACTTCGTCGATACCCCCGAGGGGCGCGTCCTATCGGAGATCCGCTTCAGGTCATCCAGGACCAACCGGGACGGCTTCGAGCAGAAGATCGTGCGCCAGGTCGTCCACTACCGGAGCGACTCGATCGACCTCTGGGAGGACGTCGACGGCGACGACACCTGGGCGGTCGTCGGGTCTTCCGTCCACAACTTCGGGCGCGTCCCGCTCGATACGACGTACTTCGACAAGGTCACGGAACTGACCGCCCGCCCCCCGCTGCTGGAGCTGGCCGAGATCAATCTCGACCACTGGCAACTAGCCTCGGATCACAAGGCGCTCGAGCACGTCGTGTCGATCGCGATCCTGATGACGAAGGGGTTCAGCGCGGACGAGCAGAAGAGGTCCGCGGTGATCGGGCCTCGGCGCATGCTGCACGCGAAAGCCTCGGATGCGTCCGCCGGGTGGGTCGAGCACTCGGGCGCGGGCATCGGGACGCTTCGGGACGGCCTCCAGAAGCGCGAGGATCGCGGGGCCGAGGTCGGCTTCCAGCCCACCAGTCAGTCCAAGTCGCCCATCACGGCCACCGGGGAGATCAAGGACTCCGAGGACACCGACTGCAACCTGAAGTCATGGGTCCGCGCCAAAGCTACCGGGTCGAAGCGCGTCCTCGAGCTGGCCGGCGAGTGGCTCGGCCTGATGGTCCCCGAGGATACGGTCGTCGACATCTACACCGGGTTCACGGTGGGACCGGAGCGCGAGAAGGAAATCGACCAACTCCAGAAGGACGCGGACGCCGGGCGCATCTCCCCCGAGACGTACCTGCGGGAGGCGCAGAAGCGTCGCCTGTACTCCGAAGACCTCGAGGTCGAGGAGGAAGTCGAGGCGGCGCGCGAAGAGGCGGACCGGCGTCTGGATGCGTTCTCGAGGGGCCTCGAGGCTCCGAACGAGGACGATGACGACGACGGGGACGAGGCCGCGTAGGTGGCCGACCCGCGCCTCGACCAGCTCGTCCAGACCGCGAACGCCCGGCTCATGGACCGGGCCATCCGTCACGCGCTCTACCTCGAGCGCCTCAAGACGGGGGAGGTCCGCAAGGTGCTCGACTTCCTCCAGGCTCGCATGTACCCGGACGTCCTCGGGCAACTGACGCGACGGCTGGAATTGATCAAGGTCCGCGGGTTCGACAAGGGACCCCACACGACCGCCCGCCTGCGCCGCATGGTCTTCGCCATCGGGCAGATCATCGACAAGCGCATGGGGGAGGCCCGCCGGGCGCTGAACGGCTCCCTGGCCGGGATAGCAACGTCCGAGGCCAGGTTCCAGGCGGGGCTAATCGCCGGGTCCTCGACGATCGCCTTCGAGACGGCCCTGCCCTCGTCCACCATCCTGCGGTCGGTCGTCACAGCTCGCCCGTTCAACGGGAAGGTGCTCCGCGAGTGGTGGGGCAGGCAGGCGCTCGCGGACAAGTTGAAGATCAGCGACGCGGTCTCGATCGGGATCTCGGAAGGGGAGGGGACCGGGGCCATCGTCTCCCGGGTCCGCAAGGGGTTCGGTGGATCGAAGCACGGGGTCGAGGCGATGGTCCGCTCGTCGGTGAACCACGTCACGACCCACGCCCGGGACGCGACCTACCGGGAGAACTCCGACCTGGTGAAGGGCTGGCGGTTCGTGGCGACGCTGGACACGCGCACCACGAGCACCTGTATGGCCCTCGACGGGAAGGTCTTCGACCTGGGCACCGGCCCCAAGCCGCCCAGGCACTTCGGGTGCCGATCCACCACGACGCCGGTCCTCAAGTCCTGGAAGGAGATGGGGATCGCTCTCCCTGACGCTCCCCCGGGTACTCGAGCGAGCCTGGACGGAGGGGTGCCGGCGACGCAGACGTACGGGGCCTGGCTTCGCGGGCAACCCCTCGAGATCCAGAACGAAGCCCTCGGCGTGAGGCGTGCCCAGTTGTTCCGCAACGGCCTGCCCATCGAGCGGTTCGTCGATCGTCGCGGGGCTCCGCTGACGCTCAAAGACCTCGAGCGCCTCGAGGCCGACGTGTTCGCGGCGGCATAGGCCCTCGCTCGAAACCGAAATATCCACTACGACCACGCCTGAGCCGCGCCGAGATGGCGCACCCCTTTGGGCGAGACGCCCAGGAGCACGAAAACGCATGGCACTCAATCCAATCCTCGCCTCGCTCGACGGCCTCGACGAGAACACATCGAACCTGTACGTCGAACGAGAGGAGGGGGGCGAGACGGTCTACGTCCTCGACGTGACCCCCACGGACGGATGGGAGCTGGGCAATACCCGCAAGCTGAAACGCGCCCTCGAGCTCGAGCGGGCGAAGGCGAAGGTCTCCGACCGCCTGGGCGATGAGATATCCCCCGGGGACGTTGAGGCCCTGCGCGACGAGATTGCGACCCTGAAGGACGACGCCAAGCGTTCGCGCAAGGCGAAGGCCAGCACGTCCGACGACGCGAGCAACGCGAAGATCGACGAGTTGATCCGTCTCCACCAGGAGAAAGAGAAGAAATGGCAGGCGGCCGAGTCGGAACTCGATGGCGAGGTCGATCGTCTCCTGCGAGTGAAAGAGGCGCGAGACGCGCTGAAGGCCGGTGGTTTCGAAGGTGCGGAAGACGTGATGTTGCCGCACCTGTTGGGCTGCCTGCGAACCTCGCGAGACGCGAGGACGAAGGCCCGCTATGTGGAAGTCTTCAATCCCGACGACGGTACCCCGCGCATCGGCGGGACCGGCGGGGAGCCGATGACCCCCACGCAGCGAGTCGCCGAGTACCTGGAGAACCCCCAATTTCAGAGGCTCGCGGACGGCGCGGGCAAGACGGGCGGGGGTCTCAACGGCCGCGGAACCGAGACGGTGAACAAAGCCGGAAACCTGGACGCATCCCTTCCCGCGGAGGAACGGCTGACGCGAATTCACGAAGCGAATTACGCGCAGGCGATCAACTCCGCGAAATAACCCCTACCCGGTTTTTCGAAAATGGCTCTCACCCTCACAGAGGCCGCGAAGCAAGAAAAAGGCGACGCCCATCGTTCGGCGATCATCGAAGTTTTTGCCAAGTCGCACGCCTTCCTCCGCGAACTTCCCTTCGAGAATATCGAGGGCAACGCGCTCTCGTATTCCCAGGAAGAAGTCCTTCCCGGCATCACCTTCCGCGGCGTGAATGAGGCGTTCACCGAGGACGCCGGCATCATCAACCCGGTCACCGAGCACCTGTCGATCTCCGGCGGCGACCTCGACGTGGACCGCTTCATCATGCAGACGATGGGGGCCGGCCAGCGCGGCGCTCGCGAGGCGATGAAGGTCAAGAACCTCGCGCACTCGTTCGCCCACAACATCATCAAGGGCGACTCCGACACGGACGCACGGCAATTCGACGGGCTGCAAAAACGCATCCCGACGACCTCCTCGCAAGCCCTCCGGGTTGCGGACGGTGCCGGCGACCCGCTCTCCATCAGCCAACTCGACGCTCTGATCGACATGGTCGACGAGCCGAGTCACTTGATTATGAGCAAGGCGATGCGGCGTCGCATCACGCAGGCCGCACGCCTCACCACGGTTGGCGGCTTCATCACCTACGATCTTGACGCCTTCGGTCGCAGGGTCACGCACTACAACGACCTCCCGATCGTAGTGGCTGACGAGAACGCCTCGGCGTTCGCTTCGCTCGACTTCACGGAAGAGGGAACCTCCTCGACCTCCATCTATTGCGTCTCCTGGCGTCCGTCGATGATGGTCGGCATTCAGAACGGCGGCATGTCCGTCCGTGACCTGGGCGAGTTGCAAGCTGGAGCGCCGGCTTACCGTACGCGGGTCGAGTGGTACGCCGGTATCGCCATCTTCCATCCCCGCGCCGCTGCGCGCTTGTGGGACATCACCGACGTCGACGCCGTCGCCTAAAAGGGAACGTAAAGCCAAATGGTCAATTCACTTCAGACTTCGAACTACAACCGCGTCTTCGACAACCTGCTGGTCCTCCAGGACGCGGCAGAGGCCGCGATTACCTCAGCCGGCACAACGACCGGCCAGGTTGGCGGCGCGGACGCCGAGCTGGACGTTGGTGCTGCCGCCATGAACGGGACGATGGTGGTCGATGTGACCTCCCTCGACCTCGGCGGGACGGACGAGTCCTACATCCTCGTCCTGCAAGGCGGCGACGTTGCGGCGTTCACCGTGAACCAGGAACTCGCTCGCCTACACCTGGGCGTGAACGAGGTTCTCGAGTCCACGCTCGACTCGGTCGTCGGTCGCTACAAGGTTCCCTTCAGTAACGAGAAGGGCGGCGTCATTTACCCGTTCGTTCGTCTGCGCGTCATCGTCGCCGGCACCACGCCGAGTATCGACTGCGAGGCGTTCATCTCGAAGGCGTAGCCACCCCATGAAAACCATCCCCAACCTTCGCCTCCTCGTTCAGAGGGACGGCCGTATCGAAGTGATTCAAGACGGCAAGCGCGTTAGACGGCACCCCATCGACGTGCGGGTTGGGTTGGAGCAGGGTTACCTGGAACTCCCGGACGAATCATCCCCCGGGGGTTCCGGGTCGCCTGCGTCCTACGGGGACAAGGATCTCGACGAACTCAAGCAGCTCTACCGAAAGGCCGTGATCAACGGGGCGAACCTACCTAGCCCCCGCGGCAACTGGGGCGAGAAGAAGTACGCCGAGGTGCTCAAGGTCGCCGACGAGCAGGTCGCCGTGAAAGAGGCCGAGCGCATGGCTCTCGTCCGGGCGCAGGAGGCCACGGTAGAAGCGGCGAAAGGGGCGTAGACCGTGGCCCTGATCGTAGAAGACGGCACCGGCATCACGAACGCCGAGGCATACGACTCGATCGCCAACGTCACGACGTACCTCACGGCATACGGGGAGGACGCGGACTGGTCGGCGCTCACCGCGGATGCCGCCAGAGAACACCGGGCGCGACGGGTGCCCCGGTACATGGACGCGAACTTCGGGGCCACATGGACGGGGGCGCGGGCCAACCGCACGCAGGCCCTCGATTGGCCCCGAACGGGCGTGTACGACAACGACGGCTTCGAGGTCTCCGCGACCGCGATGCCCACGCGATTCCTCGCCGCGTTCGCGGTGCTTTGCGAGCGAGCCTCGACGGAGTCCCTCGCCGTGGATCAATCCGCGCCAGGCGAGATCAAGCGCATCAAGAACAAGGTCGGAAGCCTGGAGCAGGAGATCGAATACCTCGGAGGTCGGGAACAGGACAAGTTCTACCTCCTGGCCGAGTCCCTGCTCGAGGAGTTCATTCAACCCGCGAACCTGTTGGAGCGAGCATAATGTCGGACATCGAACTGGTCGGACCTGCCGGGCGCGTGATGGTGCCCGAGGAGGACGCGAAAGCGAAGCTGGCGTCGGGCGTGTACGTCACGCTCGAGGAATACTGCAAGCCCAAGAGGGGCGTTGAGAAGAAGCCCGCGCCGAAGCGCCCGACGCTCGTCGAGGACGAGTAGTTGACGACCGAACTCGACAATACGATGGGGGTCGTCTCCTACGACCTCATCCAGGACTTCGGGAAGACGGTCGTGTTTAGCACCTACCCGATGTCCGTGGACTCGGACGGCTCTACGGTGACGCTGGGGGACCCGACCGCGTACACGGTCAAGGTCTCCCCGCCCCAGCGGTTCACCCGTAAGCACGACGAGCGGGGCCTGTCGGTCCTCGAGGAGCGCCTCTCGGTGACCCTGCCCAGCGGGTTCAATACATCGAGCGTGCTCGCGTTCACGCCGACGCTGACCTCCGAGGCGAACATGACCGTCACGATGGACTCGAAGGTCTATCGCATCGTGGGGATCGACCCGCTCTATGCGGGTGACCAGATCGTCGCCTACGACATCCACCTGGCCGAGTAATGGCATTCGCGAGCATGGACATCTCTGGCCTGGATCAGGCCGCCGAGGACCAGGACGCCGACGTGGCGGCCCAGGTGCTCGTGAAGCAGCGCAAGGCGACGCTCCAGGTCTTGCAGGGCGTTGTCGATGGCACGCCGGTCGATACGGGTCGGGCTCGCGGGAACTGGCAGGTGACGAACGACCGTCCCGCCACGGGCGAGACCCAGCGCACAGACATCGGAGGCGGCGAGACGATGTTCGCCGGCATTGCGGCCAGCTCGTCGATTCGCCCGTTCGGGGTCTCGTGGGTCGCGAATAACGTCCCCTACATCGAGGCGCTCGAGGACGGTCACTCGTCCCAGAGTCGGGGGTTTGTCGCGGCGCCCGTCGCCCGCGTACGAGCTCAGTTCGAGTAGGGGGCCGCGATGGCGCTCACCGTCACAGGCATCGACGAGATATACAAGCAGGGCACCACGCCCGTGCCTGCCGGGAGCATGTCTGGAGGT